TAAAATTCACTCCCAAACAAATAGAGAAAAGAATTTGGGATAAACTCACCACTAAGATAGGTAGTCCAAACGGTCGTATAAACAAAGACTGTGTTCTACTTAGGGTAATATAAGGAACAGATGATTGAACAAAAAATTATGACAAGAAAAAGATTTTCTACTGCGGTAGAAAGTATGGTAACCGATAGTAAGGGTTTAACTTACATAGAGGCAGCTGCTTATATCATAGAAGAACGAGGGATGGATTTTAAAAATTTAAACAGACTATTATCAGATTCCCTTAAACAGAAAATCGAGGCAGAAGCCATTGATTTAAATTTACTTAGAACAAAACAAACCAATAAATTACCAATATAGGAGAATATTATGAGTAATGTGATTATACCAACGTCCGACGAGGATAAGAAAAGAATCAAGGATTGTGTTATTGAAATCAGTAATGCAAAAACCCAGATGGAAGCACAACGTGACTTCATTAGAGAGGCGATTAATTCTTGTGTCGAGGATGTAGAGGTAGATAAGAAACATCTGCGTAAGATGGCAGAAATCTACCATAAACAAAATCTGCTAGAAGTAGTAGGTGCGGTTGAAGATGTTGAGGCATTATATGAGAGTGTAATGTCCTAATGATGGATCCATTTGATTCTTATAAACTATATAATGCGCTGAAACTCCATTTTGAAACAGATGGATATGATGCGATTAAGTATAACTATAAATCGAATGTGTCACCGCAATCCTTCTTTAAGAGAAGGGATAAGTACTTCTTTGCTAAATTAGCTAAGAACTACGAGAAGGATTTATTAACATACTTCGTATCCAACTTTAAAAACGGAGTTGGTTACGTAGGTGATATGATTAATGAAGACGGAGAAAGAAACTATTTGGATCATAAGAGAATACAAGAATCTATACATCGAGTGTTTTCAATTGATATAAATATACTTAATGAGCAAGGAGAAGTGTTTGATAATTTCTTTAAGAGTAATGACGGACAATTACCCTTGGTTATAAAGATATGGTTACAAGAAGAAATTAGTTTAGAGACTGTTGTTATTCTAAATGCCATATTTGGGTTTATACAACGTGAATCCGAGAAAGTAACAGATACCATTATATGGCCTGATACCAAACGGAAGATTGAAAAGTATACCCCATTTGTAAATTATAATAAAGATAAATGCATGAAGCTATTGACAAATGTGTTTATTTGATGTATAATATACAGTATAATTATGAATAAAGTGAAATATAACAGAAACGACTACACTAGAGTCGTAATACAACGCAATACGGAGATATAAAATGTCATTTGCAAACCTTAAGAGCTCGCGAGGCTCGTCAATCGACAAACTCGTAAAAGCAGCGGAAGCTGTGTCCACTAAAACAGATTCTAAATCTTCTTACGGAGACGATAGATTCTGGAAACCTACCAGAGATAAAGCAGGAAACGGTTATGCCGTAGTCAGATTCCTACCAGCCAAAGAAGGTGAAGACCTACCTTGGGTAAGGTATTGGGATCATGGTTTTAAAGGCCCTACTGGTCTATGGTATATCGAAAACTCTTTAACTTCTATTGGTCAAGATGATCCAGTATCAGAATCTAATTCTGTTCTGTGGAATTCTGGTCGTGAAGAAGATAAAGCCACCGCTAGAGATCGCAAGCGTAGACTACATTATGTAAGTAATGTGCTCGTTGTTTCTGATCCTAGTAACCCTGAGAACGAAGGAAAGGTATTCTTATACAAGTTTGGTAAGAAAATCTTTGATAAGATTATGGAGTCAATGCAACCTGCATTTGAAGACGAAGATCCTATTAATCCTTATGATTTCTGGGAAGGTGCGGAGTTTAAAATCAAAATCCGTAAAGTAGAAGGATGGGTTAACTATGACAAGTCAGAGTTTTCAAACCAGTCTGCACTATTTGAAGGTGATGAAGAAAGACTAGAAGATGTATATGGGAAACTATATTCACTACAAGACTTTCTAAAACCAGAGAACTATAAGACTTATGCTGAACTATCAGCTAAGATGAATAAAGTTCTTGGTATTGATGCGGGTGCACCGGCTATGGATATGCCAGCAATGAATGTAGTTGCGGAAACTCCAATGGCAGCGACGGCAACAGCCGCTCCTGTTATGGAAGAACCAGCTGCAGATGAAGATAATGATACTCTATCATACTTCGCAAAACTGGCTAAAGAAAGCTAATAAAAAGAAGTGTGGTTAACCACATCATTTTTAGGGAGACTTCGGTCTCCCTTTTTTTATCTAGTGGTAGTGGATTCTTGGGTTCTATTAGGTTTAGTAACTAAGATATTAGTTGTATTTGCTTGAACACTACTCTGGGTTGAATTATCTGTGGCCATATTTACAGGACCTTGTTGGCCGACGGCTGATCTTAATTCTACATTCTCTGCTGATATATTCATTAAATCTATACCAGTATTATCTGATGTGGCCGCTGCAGTAGTACCATCCGAGGTATTCATACTTAATATACCTTGGATTCTGTTAAAATTAGCAACTGCCTTATCTACATCATCTCCGAGATTAGCAAGTCCGTCAGTCTCAAAATTAAACCCTCTTGTTAATGTACCACCTTGTAATATTGTTTCAAGTAGTCTTACATTATCATCCAAGTCAGTGATTGCAGAACCCATCTCAATAGAAATTTCACCCATAGAAGACATTCTTTCAAATACATCTGCAAAAGAACTAAATGCATCTGCACCAGCTTGAATAGTATCTGCTTTTTCACCAACCTCAATCGCTTGTTCAATAGGACTTTTAGCTCCAGTAAAGAAACCTACAATAGAAGCACCGAGGTCAGATAGAGCAAGGACACCTTTACCACCTGCAAAGGCCGTCAGTCCAAGACCTAAAGATGTAAGAGCTCCAGTAGCAGCAAGTGTTCTTTCTTTATCTGCATTCTCACCTATGGTTAATAGTTTATCTACTTCTGATACGATTGAATCTGCAGACATAGCAGTGTCACCTACTCCAGCAAAGAATGAACCCACACCGAATACCTGGAGACCTTTGCCTAATATTGCAAGTGCACCAGTTGTTTTTGCCACATCACCGAATGATAAGTCTGCAATACCAAGTAAAGTAGATATATTATCTACAATATTCTCTGCCCAATTACCATCACCGGAAAACTTTTCAATAGCTGCATCTGCACCTTCTGCGGCCACTGCTGTAGCAGAACCAATACTAAATGCAATCAAACCCAAACTCAAAGCTGCCATCGTTCCTACTATACTACCCAAACCACTAGCTGAAGTAGTATCAATAGAGAGTAGTGTTTCTACGTTCTTTTTAACGTGACTGGCAAAACCATCACCACCACTAAAGTGATCTATGGCTTCATCCATACCCTTTACAGCTGACCCAGTAGCAGAACCTGCACTAAATGCCAGCAGGCCAAGACCTAAAGCAGCCATAGTAGCTGAAACACCAGCTACATTTCCAACAGACATACCTTCAAGGTCAGCTATAGATAATAACTGAGCAACATTGTGCTTTATTTTCTCTGGCCAACCACCACCCTCAAACTTGTCTATCACTCCTTGACTTAATGACGCTGTACTAGCACCTGCAGAGAATACTATTAATCCTGCTCCGATAGCAGTTAATGTTGCAAAAACTTTTGCAGCTGCGAATTCATCTGCGTCTAGACGAGATATTCCTAATAAATCATCAACATTCTGTACTATCTTCTTACCATCCATATTCTCTATGGTCTTAATTAAGAATGCACTGGAAGCGAATACAGCAGCAACACCTACGGCAGCTGCTCCAACTCCAAGTCCTGCGCCGCCTAGCATCTTCATAAATCCGCCACTGCCGCCACCACTACTACTAGAACCACCTTCTTGTGGTATACCTGATGAACGCATTTCTCTTAATTCATCTCTGATTTCTTCAAAGATGCTCGATCTTTCGTTGGCTTTTTCTTCGTCACCAAGTTTATTGGCATTCATTGTCTCAAAGAAATTATCGAAACCAGTATTAACCCTATCACTCATATCCAACGAGGCTTGTTGGATCTTCTTCATTTCTAATAGATGACGTCTAGTATTTCTACCATCACGCTCGATCTCGGATGTGGCACGATTATTTTCGCCCATAAGTTCGACTAGTTTTTCTAAACCGTCTTTACTTGGTGGTGTAGGGTTATCTTCCATTTCCTTTTCCTATTTTTTAGCGTATGCTTGTGCACCAAAGAATGCAGCTACAATACCTGCTACGGCAACAAAGTATGTTGGAGCCATAGAACCTAGAGTTTTCTGAGCTTCATCAAGTCCGACCAAAGACGCAAGTACTACTGCGAATGGATAGAGTAGTAAACCCCCTAATGCAAACCAAGTCATCTTTCTTTGAGCGTCTCTCATTGCATCTTGGTCATCAAGTTCCTTTCTCTTAAATTCTAAGAACATATCGTGTTCTTCTTTAGAGACTTTACCATCACCATTGGTATCGGCCGGGTGGTCGTTTCTTTTTACTTCTTCGGTCATTCTACATCCCTCTATATCCACTACTTTTGGATTTGTGTTTTAAATTTTCGTCTTCTATATGTTGTTTTAATAGGGCAACATATATCTGCCTCTCCCATGGTATCATACTTTCTAGTTCAGTTAAACTATATTGATGATGTTGCATTAATGCGAAGTTGGTTTGATAAAAGTTTTCCAAACTCTCATGTGAGAGGCCTATGAAAAAAAACTGTTAAGTCCTTTTAACTCTACCTCATTTTCTAAACCACACTTCTTGCATTTAAATGTATCATTATATGCTACACTAGGGGTATCCTGGAAAAATGCTTGAACTGATTTAAACTGTTCAGAGCTTAAATTTTCAATAAAATCTACCAAGTCAGACCTCTTTTCAGTCTTTGCATTATATACATTTTCATTATCAAAAATACTTTCAATACAATCAATAATTAAGTCCATTATACCCTGAACTGATTCTATATTTTCAGGATTAAGTTTCCCTATAACTTCAGCTGTAGGATACTTCATCTTAATACCAATACCATCCGATCCTCCGAATAGTATAGTACCATCTGAATCTTTCGGTTTTATAACCTTAATATCATCAATATTAATTGATAATGGATTCATAGTACCACATTCTTCATCCTTACATTTAATCTGAATCTTCATTTCTTCTCCAACTGATTTTGCTCTCAGTTGTAAGAATAACATTTCAACATCAAATACTGTAAGTTCATCCATATTTTCTAAACTGTAACAAGTCTGAATAATACTTCTTACTGCCTCACTTATTTGCACTGGGTCGTTTGACTCTAATGCAATCATTAATACCTTTTCTTCTTTTACCAAGTAAGGTCTCATATTTAACTTGGTCCCTGTAGACGGTAATTCAACCGTATAACGAGGAACACTCATTTTTGGTAATGCCATTATAATCTCCTAAAATTATATTATAATATACCTTCAAGTGCGCTTCTAAACCCTGATAGAGTAGAAGATAACGGACCTTCTGGTACATAATTATCGTAACTAAATGTTACAGTCATTTTTTGGACAGCACTTTCACTGTTATTGTCCAAAGTAATCCCCGCAACAGTGGTAGGAAAGGCATTTTCTAACCTAACACCATATACTGGAATGTTCTTATTATTCAGTTGCTGTATTACAACATCCGAAGTAAAATCTGTTTTAAATTTTGCATGATACTTATCAGTATCGAATACCTTTTCTAACCAACCATCAAATAAAGTTTTCATATAGTAATCATTAGTTAATAAAAAGGTGCAGGTTACTTCTTCATTTAAGAAGGTATATGGTACTTTTACTGCTTGTTTTTCTGCAATATAATCTAATGTACTTACATTCCTGCCGGGTAATGTCACATTCTCACATAACATAGATATATCTCTAGGATCATTTATCATTGATTTAAGACCACCACCAGAAACCAGTGCTCCTAGAAGACCACCACCGCCTAGTAAAGAACCTTGAGGGGGTGTAAATATAACCTGAAATCTATTTGCCTTGGCGAGACCGCCACGCTTTCCTATAGTACTTTTTAACTTATCTATTGACATTATGACCTCTGATAAACCTTTCTGGATTTTGCCCAGACTGATCTGGAGTTTTTCTTTTTAAACTGTTGTATTGGTAGATATATGGCTGTTTCCCAGTCTGTCATAGGCACTCTTGACATTTGAGATTTAACATGGCCAGTCAAGTATCGTTTAAAACAAGGCTCAAACTCTTTGTATTTTCTTACTCCATTTAATAAATCATAAGTTATTTTTGTTAAACGACTGTTTGGTTTTAAATCTTTAGGAGCAAGTTTAAATAATTCGTTGAGTAATCTGGCACGAGCAACAGGATTTACATAATGTAGATTTAACCCATAGAAACCACCCTCTGCAGGGCCAACTACTATTGTTAATGGAAATCTATCATAGTATGGAAGTGTCTCTTTTGTCTTTGGGTCATAGAAATACATGACCATATCGCCTACTTGGACTTTACTTCTTTTTGTTAATGCGTCATCTTGGAGTATTTTAGTCCTAGAAGGCATTTCTAGTTCTCTTACCTTTTGGGTAAACCACTCTTCAGATTTAGGAGTCCTTGATCGGATTCCTGCTCTAAATGCCGCTGCACTGATTGTATCGAATATTGATGCCATATAACTATTTATATTAGCCTTTTAGTAGCTTTATACCAAGATTGGATAAAGTATCTTCTGTCCATATTTGAAATTTCCATCCTTTATGATCTGCATATTGTTGTGCTGCAGTCCACTTAGATGTATTCTTAATGTAAGTAGTAACCTCATTAATATATCTTTTGGTCTTCCTAGAAGGTTTTTTGGGCGGTACTGTCTGATTTTTTGGTTTAATTTCTACCAGAATAATGTCTTTATTGTCTAGTTCGACAAGTAAATCCACATAATATCTATGTAGTTTATTGTCAGTCTTGCACTTATAAGGCACTACTATCTCTTCGCTATTCCACTTTTTAACTTTAGGATTAGATTCACACCATTTAAATGCTTGTCTCTCCCATAAAGAACGATAGACTACCTTACTAGGATCACCTATGTACTTTTGTTTGTTCTTAATTGTATATTTCCCTTTATAAGCCATTATAAATACCTTTATAGTATAAATTATTATTTATAAGGAAAAAATTAATGGCTGACGACACAACAAAAGAACAACCTGCACTCCTAGTATTTCCTGCTAAATTAAGAACAGAAGTAGATAAAGGAACAGCTCATGTAAGATTTACTGCGCTTGGCCCCGATGGCGACGGGCCATCGGTACATTTATTTGTTCCACAAGGTTTTTCAGTACCAGATGCAGCCAACTATGG